CATAAGCTTTTAAAAAGAGACGAGGAATTTGTGGAGGAAGAAAACGAACTCATGCAGTCGGATCTAATGGTGGGCAATAAAGATGACGAAGATACATTCATAGTATCGGAGGAGGCTGGTGATTAATTGACTTCTGTAAGCGCTTATGATGATACTGAATTAATTTTTGCACAGGGGCACGATCTAGTCGAGTTCTATAGACAGCATCCTGTTCTTGCCGCCTATGATTTATTGAAGGTGGATTTAGCACCTGTTCAGCGTATAGTTTTGCGCGACATGTGGTTTAAGAATGTCACCATTTCAATCATGACTCGTGGTGGAGGGAAAACATTCCTGCTTGGTGTTAACGCAGTTCTTCATTGTCTCTTATATCCAGGTTATCGCGTCGGTCTTATTGCTCCTTCCTTTCGACAATCTAAACTTGTATTTTCAGAAGTGGAGAAACTCTATAGTAGATCTGCTATATTAAGAGAAGCATGCGAAAAGAAGCCTACAAGAGGTGCGGATAGTTGTTTTCTAAGATTCAAACCTACTGGTAGAACTAATGGAAGTTATATCGAAGCTCTTCCTATTGGTGTGGACGGGGCTAAGATTCGTGGTTCGCGTTTCTATTTAATTCAAATAGATGAGTTGGCACAGATGATCCCAGAGATCATTGATATGGTTATTCGTCCTATGGCTGCTGTTTCCTTGGAGCCTATGGAGCGCGTGCGGGAACACGAAAGACAAGAAGAATTGATAGCTCAAGGATTGGCTACGGCAGATGATTTTACTGATGCCGCGGCTAATAAAATGATTATGACTTCCTCTGGATATTTTAAGTTTAACCATATGTGGAAGAAGATGTGTACATATTGGAAAGCTTTAAAAAATCCTGCTGTAGCTCATAAATACGCGGTACATCAAATTCCCTATACACTTTTACCTGATAAATTCCTAGATGAAGAAAATATCAGAGAAGCTAAAAATAACATGTCTCGTATAGAGTTTATGATGGAGTATGAAGCCGCAATGGTTTCTGATAGTGATGGATTTTTCAAAGCTTCTCTTTTGGATTCTAGTACCATAAATAGTGGATTTTCAGTACAGTTTAATGGAGAGGCTGGTAAAGAATATATAATGGGCGTCGATCCTAACCAAGGCGGTAATGCCGCTTGCGGTATCGTTATTTTTGAATTAGGATCTCCTCATAGAATAATATTTGTAAAGGAATTAAAGAAGAAAACTACTCAACAGATGGTCAAAGAAATTCAGCGCTTGGGCGATGTTTTTAACATAAAAAGAATATTCATGGATTCTCAGGGCGGTGGTAACGCGTTGAAAGATTTACTTGAAGAGGGATACGACAGTCATGAGCCTATCCTAGATTTGGACGATGAAAAGAATCTAGGTAAAAAGGGCAAACATATTTTGAAGATGATTAATCCATCTTCTACTTGGATTTCCGATGCTAATTTTGACGCACTGGCTTTATTAGAAAATAAAAGACTGAAGTTTCCAGAACCGCCAGTTTCAGCTAATCCCGTGGCGGAATTACTCTATGAAGAAGTAAGAAAGCTAAAGTCTCAGATGTTGAACATCTTTGTTACGCAAACCGCCCGCGGCGTGGTTCATTTTGATACGCCGAAGAAAGGACAAAACAAAGATTTGTATTCGGCTCTTGTTTTGGCATCTTGGGGCGCTACGGAATATTTCAAAGGTTTGAGTGATACTAGTTTAAATGTAGCCTCTCAAGGGCTGATGCGCCCTCATAAACCAGGCGCTATTTTTTCTAGGGTGGCAGCCATTTCTGGCAACGATTATTCCAAAGGCGCTGTTTTAAAGCGATTAAACTAACTACTAATTGTAGGTATATATCGCTAATTTTAATGGTGGCTCTATAAGCCGCTGTTATTTATGATGAAGAGGTGTTTCATGGACCCTAAACAGCTTGAAAAAGTGACAGCTGATATAAAAGATAAATATCCGGATGTGGGTATCCAGAAGATAGAGGTGGATGAAACTACTGGAAAATCTACATTTTTTATGGTGCCCACTGCCAGAGTATTGGCGGCATTGCCCCCAGATAAAGGAAGTGGATTAACGCCGCGCATCGCTCATGCATCTACGCTTAGGCGCGATACACTAGATAGAAGTTATTTAGATTTAGGTAAACCATCGCCAAACGATGAGGATCCACATGAATTATACAGACGATCCATGAAATATTATGTGGAGGCTGATATTTATGGCTCTCACATAGATGTTTTGTCCAACATGTCTTCAAAAGGATTTGAGAATGATATCGATGACGATGATATAAAACTATTTTTCGATGTCTGGAATTATGATGTTGGATTTAGACAGATACTGGAATGGATATTCTTTGATTTTTTTAGGGTGGGCATGGTAAGAACCTACAAGATTGTGGGTAAATATGAGCCTGGTATTACTTATCTTTCTTCCGTTCCCGGCGCCAAAAAAGCTAAGGGTATTCTGGAAGAGATTAGTAGACGGGCAGAGAGAATTAATGGACTGCGTGTAGCGAATTTAGATAAGCGAATGAAGGAATTGGATGGGCGTAATCCAGATCAAAATTTGGTGAAGCAAGCTTTAGCCGCTAAAAAGAAAGTGTGGTCTAAGGGATATATGCCCGTTTCATACACCGTTTTGAATCCTACTTTGGTGAATATAGAAGGCAGTCTCTTATTTAATAAAGAAAAGATAGTATTGGAAGCTTCAGCCGAATTAAAGGCTTTGCTAAAAAAAGAGCCGGGAGAGTTGACGGAGGACGAGAAACTCATTATTAAGTTATTGCCCTCGGATTTTAAAACTCAAATTGGACTTGGTAAAGTAACTCTTGATCCTATGTATGTAGGGGCGATAGACTATCGAAAACAACCCTACGAGCGTTATGCTAAACCGCGTGGGGTTAAGGTATTCGACTCGATAGAATACAAGAACTCTTTACGCGAAGCTGATTTAAGTACTCTGGATGGCATCACCAACTATATTCTTAAAATAACCGTTGGAAATGACGCATTTCCCTGTACCGATCAGACTCAACTGGAAACAGTTGCCAACCTTTTTAATACTACATCCAAATCTTTTGATGTGGTATGGAATCACACTTTATCTGTAGAAAAGATCGTTTCACCTGAAATCGAGAGTGTATTGGGAGAAGATAAATACGCCCAGGTTAATAAAGACATTACCGGTGGTTTGGCTTTTTCTAGGGCATTACTCGATGGCACGACTGATGTTAATGTGGCAGAAGCTGCGTTATTGACAAAGGTGGTAATCGAAGAGATTGACTACGCTCGTCGCCAGGTTACGGATTGGATTTATGCGGAATATCAACAAATTGCGGAAGCTATGGGATTTGATAGATTTCCTAGAGTTCGTTGGGATAACACAGTTCTTAAGGATATAATCTTATACATGAGTACTATATCTCAATTGGTTGATCGTAGAATGCTTTCATACCAAACCGCTCTCGAAGAGCTTGGTTTCGATTACGGTAATGAGTTCAATAATATGACGAATGAATTGCCCGCTGTTTTAGATGGTACCATTGGTATCAAGGGCAGTCCTTTCCAACAGTCTAAATTTGGTCAGCCTGGAGTTCAACCCGTACAAGGGGCGCCGAAGGGCACACCATCCGGGGGCAGACCGAAAGGCAAAGTTCCTAAAACTAAACAACCCAACACCGATGTAACTGAAAAAACCAAAGTGCCCAATCAAGCGCCTTCCCAACAGCCAAAAAAGGGTGCCAGTTTAAATATTAAGGAAATACTTGAAACTGCATCCGAAAACATGGCAGAAGACGATTTTATATCTTTTTTGGACGGATTTCTGTCCGAATTAAAGAAATCTAATTAAAAACTGCCATTATTTAGAAGTGGCACATATTTAGAATTATCTAACTATTTTATATTAGAGAACACTCATTTAAATTCAGGAGGACCTAATTTGGACTCTAAATTTATTCCATTCAAGCTGGAGGCTAATATAGATTTTTTCGAAGGTACTGAAGACCTTAAGAAAGAAGTAGCTTCTATAGTGAAATTCCCTGAGAATAAAACACCTGATATGTTATTTTTTTCAGGTATATTTTTATCATCTGGTGAAAATTTAAATAAAGCTTTTTTTCTGCCATCAGAACTCGTTAAAGCTCATGCCACAATTGATCACAAAGCGTTGGACATTGAGCATGATGAGGCACAGATTGTAGGACATATATACTCAAGTGCCTTTGTAGATCGTAATGGTAATAAACTTGAAATAGCTGATCTACAAAAAATACCCGTTGCGGAACTAGATAAAATGGAAATGGATGTTATGATCGCGGGTATTTTGTACAAAAGCAGATTTCCAGAGTTAGCTCAAGAAGTTAAGGATCATAAATGGAAGCTGTCTATGGAGACCTACTTCCAGAATTTTGATATTAAAATTGGTAATTTGATATTATCACAAAAAGAAGCGGAAGCTCTTGGATTAGCTTCAGAATCAGTTCTTGGCAGAATTGCCAGAGTATTTAAAAAGGGCACTGAAATCGCTAAGGGGCATATAGCTAGAGTACTTCGTGAACTTATGTTTTCGGGTTGTGGATTAGTTAAAAATCCAGCTAATCCTAGATCGCTTATTTTAGAGGTAGCCAATAAACAAGTGGAAATTATCAATAATGAGGAAATCATAGTGCATTTGGATTCCAAGAACGGATTGGAGACAGTTATGGATAAAACTAAAGCCCAAACAATTAATTCCCCCTCCGGTGATCCGGGCGGAATAGGACCGTATGAAATAAGGCAGCAGACCAGTGTTGGCATCTGCGTTAGTTATAAGAAACGAGTAATAGATGCGACATTTGAAGGTCCTGATGCGAAAGTTTTACATGAGGATTGGTGCGCTTTATACGAGCAAGCGTGTACTTCGCCCTCAAGAGGCGCTGACAATCCAAAGTGTTTAAGAAAAACCATCCCTGCACAAGCAAGGGATATGGCATCTATCAAACTAGATGAAATTGACAAACAAGGAAGAAGAGGCGCTTTCTTGAATCAGTTGAAAAGTTTGTTAGACCGCATTTAATCTAGAAAAGGAGGAAATCGCCCATGCCACAAGCACAATTAAAAGGTAAAAGTATGCCCAAAGTGGTGCGTGTTAATGCTGATGATGGTGGAGCGTTGCTCTACAAGAATCTAGGCAATGGACAACGTATTCCATTTTTGTGGGCAACTACCGTAACTTTGGCATCCGGTGCCACTTCAGTAGTGGTAGCTAGCGGTGTTGAGTTTGGTGGTCACGAAATTTCAGACGGAAAATTTTCCGTTGTTCCGTTGTCGGCTACTGGGGCTGCTCTAGCTTACTACATTAGTAAAGATACTGTTACTAATAAAGTGAGTTTGGTAGCTGGTACAGCACCGGCTGCGTGTAGTTTTGATGTATATGTATATCTTGGCGATAATGTAGATTATGTTGCCAGCGATTCAAATCTTCAGATTTGGCGTAGATAGTACAGATAGGTCAAGGAAATGATCATAGGATTATTATCGAGGTTGGTCGTTAGAAAAATTTTTTTGTAGGAGGTTTGGTTTCATATGACTGATCAATTAAATCAGGATGTGCGTAAAGCTGTAGAAGATGTTTTGAAAGAGCGTGACGAAGTCGCTATTCGTCAAGAAACTGAAGACGCCCTTCTTAAATCTGCTGAGAAAATCAATGAACTCGTCGCTTCTTTGGAGGCAAAGGATGGCGAAATGGGTAAATTGTCAAGCAGGATAGAAGAGCTTATGGCGACTGTTGCGGAGCTTTCTGATAAGATTAAATCATTAGAGACCGAGAAGCAGGGTTTTGAAAAAGAGAAATCTTCTTTCCAGGCTGAGAAAGATGACTTGTTGAAGAAAGTGCAGGCTAGTGAAGATGCCCTTAACAACATTAAGAAAGATCAGCTTGCTAAGACCCGATTCGAAGATCTTAAGAATAATGGCGTTGCGGTAAGTGATCCGAAAGCCGTTGAAGAGCAAGTTGCGAAGGTTAGGGAAATGGCTGATGACCAGTTCGAAGCTTATAAGAATGAAAGAGTCGAACTTAGAAAGGCTATTATTGCAGAGCTTGAAAAAGCCCCTGCTCCCGCGCCCGTAGCCGCTGCTCCTGCACCGGTTGTAGATCCAGCTGCCGCCCCCGCTCCAGTAGCGGACGCCGCTATTGTTGAAGAAAAACTCACCGAGGAAGAGATTGCTGCTGCTGTTGAACCAGCTATTAATCCGATGAGTGCTGTAGCTGCTGCTCTTAACCTAGAGACTGTCCCAACTGAAGGCGACAAAGCTAAGTATAATAAGCTAGGCGAAGAGTTGGCCAAGAGAATTAAAGAACGAAAAGATAAAAAGGTCAAGAAGCAGTAGTTGAAAATATTGTGATAAGGAGGAAAGAAGTATGTTTGTTCCTAGACATCCCGTAATTCAGAATCAATTTTGTCAATTTAATACCACTTCAGGCGTTAATGGAGCGGGTGCTGTTCTAGCTTACGCTGGTTCAGTGTGCTATTTGGATGATACCTCTACCAATACCGAAGCGACAGTTAAGATTTATATCGCTGATGAACGTATAGATCCTTTTGGATTCTTGATGCAGAAGGTTAAGAGTGGTTATCATTCGATTCATCCGCCAGGATTCTATATGCCTGGGGATTTGGGTTCGTCTGATGTTATTGCTCAGCCGAGCTACAATAATGTTGGTGTTATCGCTGGTACTAAGGCTGCCCCAGTTGGTGTAGCGCATCTTGGTATTTGGGATACCATTCATTATTATGACACCGCAATTATTAATCCTGGTGCAAAGCTATTAGTTCGTAAGAACAGTATGTCAGAGCTTACTGATTTAGGTGGATCTACTTACACTCAGGCCGTTGTGGTGGCTGTTGTAGTAAAAGGTGCAAGCGCCGCTCAGGTAGCTGCCAATGTTGCAAATACGACTCTTTATCCTATTAGGGTAAAGTTGTTAGTTTAATTAAAAATAAATTGGATTAAAGCGCGATTTAGCGCATCCAAATTTATATTGGAGGAGAGTTAGGTATGGATAATAAAGAAATGATGGATCTGTTTAAAGCTACTGCTGCCATCAATACTCCGGAAGGGCTAAAGGCGTACAAAGCATTTGCGGCTGCGCTAACTACTCCTATTCTTCAAGCCATCGAGCAACAGTCTATTATGAGACAGTTGTTTGCGGTTGAGAGATTAGGACCGGGAGCACAAGCCAGTTACCCTGTAGCTGAAGATTTTGAAATCCCAGTGTGGGTACTTCCTGGACTTGGTTATGTGGCTCAGAACTTCATCGAAGGTATTGGGGAAGAGGTATACGTACCTACTTTCACAATTGATGCCTCCGGTGATTGGAAATTGACTTATGCAAGAGATTCAAGAGTTGATATCGCAGCGCGTGCTGCTGAGAAGGCTGCTAAGGGAATTGCTGATTATGAAGAGGAATGCGGTTGGAGAATCATCCTTCCCGCTGCCACCTCAGCTTTCCACGGTAAAGGTCTTCTGGGCTCTAGACCAGCCCCTATTTATGAGATTAATCCCGCATCTACCGGTGCTGGATATCTTTCAAAAGAATTGATCAACAAGATGATTGTTGGCTTCAAGAGAATCGGTCGTACTCTTACTGACCTTTATGTTTCTCCTGAAGATGCCGCTGATATTCGTGAGTGGACTGATACTGACATTGACCCAGTAACCAGAAGGGAAATTTTCCAGGCTGGTGGAATGGGTTCTTTGTGGAATGTAGCTCTTCATGAAATTCAGCACCTTGGCGCAACCGGTTTGTACAACATCAACGGTAGCGCTTCAGCTTTTGGTAAGTTTGTTGCAGATGTTACTGAGCATTACAACTCATATCTTCTAGACAATCCTAATGTTACCAACGCTGATGGTACAGTTCTTACTTTGGGTGAGACCCAAGTTATTGGTTTTGATCTAAGTGTTAATGATTCTCTCGTTATGCCTATCCGCAAGGATTATGAAGCATATGACGATCCTACCCTATTGAGAGTTCAGAAAGCTGGATTCTTTGGTTGGGAAGAAATCGGATTTGCATGTCTTGATCCTCGTATGTTGGGCTTGGGAATTATCGACAGATCGCTTTAGTAACAATATAAGGGCGTGTTCTTGAAAAGGGGCGCGCCCTTAAAAATGAGGAAATCATGATTTTGATATTTGAATTGATGGCTACAATAATTTTGATTGAAGCTATAACAGGTATTATATCCAAATCAGAGTTGTTTGGGCCTTTGCGAAAATTCCTGTTTGACCATAAAGGAAATCAGTTATTTAAATTTGCGCACTCCATGATTGACTGCCCTTATTGTTTATCTGTGTGGGTTGGATTTTTGTGCGCGGGTTTTTTTTATTTATATATAAACAACTGGCTTCCTATTATTTTAATGTGGTTTCTTATTGCCATTATTTTACATCGATTGTCAAACATACTACATTTCATTATTGATCGTTTAAGTAATAAAGAGAATATAGATGAGTAAATGCACACATCATTGGCTTGGAAAGAAGCACTCCGAAGAAACCAAGCTGAAAATGTCAGCTTCCGCGATACAGAGATCTAGATCTACTGAGTATCTACAAAAATTATCAGAGTCCCATAAAGGCGAGCGAGGATCTAATTGGAAGGGTGGCGTTTCAAAATTGGGGTTACCATTATATGACACTTATGCACATCAACTATGGGTGGATGAATCCAGATTTATAATTGAAAATAATCTAAAATTATTGCAAGTTAAATGCTCCAAA